CCCCTCATTGGTTCTTCACCATAAGGTGGGGCACAACGTTGTTGTAAATGTGTAAGACCTAACTTTTCCAGTAAATCGTATGTTGTGTTGTAATCCCAATTGAACTTATGAGGTGCTGTCCAGACATCAACTGTTTTCATATCGTAGATTGGACAAACTTTCCAGACGTTAGCAAGGGCAGTTTTACTTCTTAGGTTTATCATGTAAGGTTCATATCTTTTACCATCACCTGTTTGCAAAATGGTTCTGTATCTCGTCAAACTTTCTTCACTTCTGATGCCAAAAATAACTCCAACTTCTCCATGATTTTCTGGTATGAAAAGTAATCCGTTTGTTTCTGGAACAGATGGTCTTTTTGAAATCTCTATTGGAAAGTGTGGGATATCTTCCCAAGTCATAACGCAATCTAAATCTGGCATTGGTCTTACCCATTTTTCTTCATCTTCTGGGGCCCAAGGAAACCAGTAAGGTTGTTTTCTGGAACAACCATTTCTATGTTTAATTGGAACACACAACCATTTCATATCTACTTCATCAAGTTCAGCAACTCTTTTCACATAATCAATTGTTTCATATGGAATTGCTTCTTCATCAAAAAAGTAAACTTCAAGAGGTAACTTGTTTCTTTCTTTTGCGACTTGCAAAGTTAGGTTCAGACAAACTGTAGAATCTTTGCCACCTGAAAACATGACAACAACCTTATCAAAAATATCATAAGTTCTGTTGATGCGTTCCAGAGCCAAATCATAGACATTTCTGTTTATTTCCCTTTTTTTGTGTACTTTACTCATATTCTGGGCTTCTAATTTAGCGTCTAAGACGTTTTTTAGGGTATATCTATACCTTTACATACCCCTTTTTTATCTACTTTCCATGATTAATATATGTACGATTTAACATAGGATGGTTTGTATCGCTTGGTCCGAAATCTGAATCTGGGTGGTAAGCAATGATATCCATGTGACTTGTTGCTGTTCGGAAACTATGAACTTCGCCTTCCTCAAGACAAAACATTCTGCCCTTTTTCAAATCTTTTTCCCAACCCTCTCTTTTGCCATCTGGTTTTTGGAATGCCTCACCTTTTCCACTAATTACAATTCCCATTCTGATACTTGGATGAAGATGTTGTGTTTGGTCAATCCCAACTGGGAAATGTAAATAATTTAAACAAGGGTCGCCAAGTCTTGGTGGCATAATAAGTAACGTATCGGTACAACCATCAATGTATGATAATCTTCCTCTGCTTTCTGATTTTCCAACTTGGTCTAAACCTCTGAATCCTTTTCTGATTATTGCAAAAAGTTTTGATTTATCTAAAAGTGGTTTACATTCAAACTCACCAGCTAAAGAAAAATAACTTCCCTCTGACACCAAATAAGTATCACTGCCTTTTTGTATGCTGAAACCACCGTCAGTCACAAAGCCATAAGTTGTATGGTCCACACAAGCTGAAACGAATTCCGATTCTTTACAGACCATTAAGGTCGGATACATAGTATCTAACATATCAATTTTGTCATTGTCTTTTGGATTATCAATCAGTATCAATTTTATATCTCCTTACTAATTCAAGTAATGCTTGTGCTTTTGTATCTAAATGTAAATCACGTCTGATAGATTCTATACACTCCATTACTGTTTCTCTTTGTTCTTTTTCAAAATAAAATATCAATGGAACTTGGTTTGAAATATCTTTTGCATTGAAACCAACTTCATCAAGTTTTATATCGTCAGAAATCAAATCATCAAGTTTATCAAATGATTCTTCTTCTATATTGAAACCAGCAACATTCAAATCTATATCTTCTAATGCCTTCAATTCTTTTGTTAGAAAATCATCTTCCCAAGAAGTAAGTTCTCCAACTTTATTATCTGCTAAACGATAGGCATTTATTTTTTCTGGTGTATCTTCGTAAATCACACAAGGAACTTTTTTCATTTTTAGTTTTTTACAGGCAAGAAGTCTTGTATGACCAGCAACAATTACATTGTCTTTATCAATACAAATTGCTTGTTGCATTCCATGTGTTTTAATAGACTTTGCACATTCCTCTATTGCCTTCTCTGGAATTATTCTTGGGTTTTGATAATAGGGAACTAGAGATTCAATATCTTTCTGTACAACGTCCATATTGGGTTATCGTAGCATCTATCAATCATTATGCCAATCCCCAAAATCAGTTGTAAATTTTCTTTCTACAAAAATCTTTTTTTGGTTGTCAAAGTCAAAAGTAACTTTGCCAATTTTTCCGTACAAATCTTGTTCTCTTATTTTTCTTGTAATTATTTCTGTTGAGTTATCATCAAAATCTCTATGAACTGTAAGTATCACATCACTTTGGTTATGCCAGTGTGAAGCTCCACTTATATCATAAGCAGTTGGTGGATTGTATGAACCATCATTTAATTTTTGTAGCTTGGTTGGGTGTGCGACCACAAAAACTACAACGTCATGTAAACGTGCAAATCTTTTACATTTTGAAATGAAATCTCTTATGTGTTCATCTTCTCTTACTGTACCACTTCTACTTGCATTTACTTCATTGTATGGGTCAATGATTATTCCGTTTACTCCATGTTTTAGGATTGAACCTTTTGCAATTTCCAGAATGTAATCAATCGTAGGAACTTCATCTTTTGTTTCAATGAAATAAAAATAATCTTTCAGAAAATTCATACTTGTTTGTAATTCTTCTTTGCTTATCCTTGAGCCAATATCATCATCAAAAGATTTTTGTTGATGCATCTGAACCAATCTTCTTATGTGCATACTTGTTGAATGTTCTGGTGAAAAGAATGCAAATTTCCAACCATGAGTTTGTGCTATCCGTAAAAGTATCTGGTCAAGGAAATAGCTTTTTCCGTGATTTGGAATACCAGTAATAGTATGGAAAGTACCCTTGAGAATCTTATATATCTCGTCTAAGCCACTCATTCCAACCTCTATAGGTTTTACATAGTTACCGTTATACAAATCAATGACGTTTCCAAAATAATCATTTATTGTATGTAAGCCATCAACTGGGTAAGGTATTGCATTGATAATTATTTCTTCTAGTTTTTCTCTACCATGTTTTACCAAAACTTCGTTTGCATCTTTACAATCTTTTGGTATTTCTACGTACCAACATTTATCTTTGCCAAATCTATGTAGCAATTCGTCATGTAAACTTTTACCAGCACCATCATTATCTGTAAACAAAATAATTTTCTCTGCTTGTAATGGACAATTTGATAATGCTTTAAATCTCAAATCATTTGGGTTGAACTTTGCTTCTTTGGGCGCACCATCTGGTAACGAGATTGCATTTGTAAAACCAATTTCGTAAAGAGAAAGAACATCTATTTCTCCTTCAACAAATATTATATCTTTTGATTCTTTTGAACGTTCATAGTTGTATAAACTTTTTTGAGCATCTTTTTCTTGTTTAAATCGTTTATCTTGTGTTCGGTATTTAATATTTACCAACTCACAATTTTCACCATAGTAAGGAAAAGCAATCCAATAATTGTCTGTAGTAATATTAAAATCATCTACCGTCTGTTTGCTTATGTTTCTCTCTGCAAAAAACGTATATAGTTCTAAGTTAGTTTCTCTTATTTTTGGTGGTTCTACTTTTCTTATTGGTTTTCTACGAATCAAACTCGTTGGTGATTTTCCTTTGTTACCTTTCCAACCACAATGGTGACAGAACCAAACTGCCGTATCTCCTTGAACGGTAAGTGACAATGGATTATCACTTGCTTTGTGTGGTGGTTGGCATTCTGGACATTTGATTTTATGTGTACCCTCAGTACCATCAAATTTTATATTTTCATCACGTAAATCAATCATTTTTTTCTCCTTTCAAATTTTTTTTATGTCTTTTTACTTTTTTTGCATCTTGCCACGTTGTGTAAGCAATCATAAATATCCAAAGATAAAATATGATTCCTAAGTTCATCACAATAAATTCAATCATTCTTTCTCACAAAATCTACAAATATGATGATAAGAAACTTTATAATTTATCTGTTTTGTTCTAAAAGAATCTAATCTTAAATATTTCTTACACTTTGCACATTTAATTTTTTTTCTCATACTATCCAGCTAAAGAATTTTTTGTATTACTTACTAATCCAATCTTCAACAATCTATCTTTGTATCTTTCTTGATACAACCAAGTGGATGGGTGTGGAATAAAAGTAATTTCTGTTTTCTGATTTTTCCAAATCTGTATATGTTTTTTTAGTTGTTCAATAATTAGTTCTTTTTCTTTTTTGTTTTTGAAAACTTGTTCGGCTTTTTTCTTTGCAACTTTTCTTGGATATAATTTCCAGAATTCATCAAACAATCTATTATCTTTTGTATCTACTTTAGTATTATTGGTCACTGGTGTCCTTTGCTTTAGGTCACTGGTGTCCTTAAGTAATAATTCGTATTCATTTGATTTAAAGTTTCTAGGTTTGATTTTTATAAGACCAAGTTCCTTTAGATTTTTTATACATCTTCTTACTGAACGTTCTGAAACTCCAACAATCATTCCTAAATGTTTTTCACTTGGGTAACATATATTGTCAGCGTTTGCATAATTACAAAGTACAATCAATATAAGTTTTGTTGTTGGTGTAGAAATATCTTGTTTCATACCCCAAGATAATGCTTCAATACTCATAACAACCCATTATGGGTTATAGAAAAAAGTTGTCAATGTTTTAGATAAAGTTAGTTGTAAAAATCTACAGGTTGAACTTCCTTGTTTGTCAGAACTGCAATTTTCATCATGCTTTCTTTTCTTGGGATTCTTTGTCCAGCACACCATTTCTGAAGTGCGCCTTTGGATATTGGCATTTCTTTTTCTTTTGATTTAAGAATGAAATCACTATGAGTCAGTTTTTCTTTTTTTAAATATTGCGAAAGTTTCATATCTGTAGTCTATCAAAAATAAATTTGAAATCTACCCATTATGGGTATAAAATGAAGTCTGAATTTGAGAAAACTAATTATGATAAATCCATTTGAAAAACACAAAGTTGAGTATCTAAGCCCAAGCTCAATCAATAAATTTCGTAAGAATCCAGCAAAGTGGCTTGTAAATATTGCTGGTTTTAGAGATAGTCTATATGCCCCTGCAATGACATTTGGTAATGTTATTGAAACTGGTATTACTCATGCCTGTATGAAACCACATACACACATTGACGAAAGCGTCAGTATGGCAATTGAGAAACTTAATATTATTCACGAAGAAGTACATGAAGCTAAAGCTGAATATGATTTTGATAAATGGTATAAATTTTATGAAAGTCTAATTGCTCCAGCTTTGTACAAAACCATTCCTATCTACAAAAGTTTTGGTCCAGTGAAACAACCACAAGCAAAAGTTGAATATCAGTTTGACAGTTTGCCAATCCCAGTTATTGGCTATGTTGATATGCTTTATGAAGATAAAGTAAGAGATATAAAAGCTACTATGAGACAACCAGTATTGAGGAGTGACTATTTACGTCAAACATCATTCTATGCTCTTTGTACTGGTTGTGAACCTTACCTAGATTATGTTGTTGCAAACAAATCCAATCAAGAACTTATCACATATCACGTTGGGGATGCACAATCCCACGTCAAAGATATGGAACGAATTGCTAATAAGATGATGAAACTTTTGTCATTTTCTAGTGATATCCATGAAGTCTGTCAAATGAGTTGTCTTGAACCAGACATCTCAAATGAAGATTTTATGAACCAATGGGGTCCAAAAGAAATTGAGGGCGCCAAGAAATTATTTGAGGTGTAAATTATGAAAAATTCTAATTTGATAAATGCTTTAATTGTCGCTCAATCTAGTATTGAGAGTGTGAAGAATGATGCTACCAACCCAGCATTCAACAGTGGATATTCCACTTTGAAATCTGTAATTGATACAGTAAAAAAACCATTGAATGAGAATGGTATTTACTTTCAACAGATTGCACATGATAGGGACGGTGGAATTGGTATTGAAACTATATTGCACGGACACGGAGATTCTTTGTCCAGTGGTGTGGTTTTCATTCCAGCAGTAAAAACAAATCCACACGGATTTGGTAGTGCCTTGAGTTATGCAAAGAGATATTCTCTTATGTTGGCTTGTGGTATTGCAAGTGGTGATGATGATGGTAATTCAGCAATGCAAGGTTTTGAACGAGAACCAAAAGTTGCTAAAGAAAAAACCGTTGCAACCAAAACTACTTATTCTGATGCAAAATTCTAAGCTATCAATCAATGATTGTGTTTTCCTCTGTATGAGGAATGGCAAATGGTGGACTTTCTGGGAACTTCAATCAGTTATCAAAGAGAAAACTGGTAAGTTCTACGGAGAGCCATCAATAAGTGCGGCAATCCGTGAGTTGCGAAAAACTCCTTGTAGAGAAAAATATAATCTCCCTTTTAACGGTGAGATTGTAGATAAAAAAAGAATACAAGGTGGAAAAGGGTATAAATATAAATTAATTAAGGAGTAAAATAACGTGGTGGATAAAGTTGAAGAAAAAGAAAAAACTGGACGAATGTGGACCGAACCAGAAGCTAAAGTTTTGAGGAAAGGTTCTTGGACAGTTGGTGGAAAAAAACACTATGGAATTATTCTTGAAACTTTTATCAATGGTGAAAGGAAATATGAACTTATGAAATCTTGTGGTCTGTTATATCCTCAAGAAGAAAAAGAACAACCAACCTCACCAGACATAAAAGGTCCAGTTACCATTGATGGTGTCAAATATAAATTTGCTGGATGGAAACAAGAAAGTGAAAGTGGTGTTCCATACACAAATATAAAATTAAGACCTGTTGGTGAAGAAACGGAATTCTAAAAAGCGATATGAAAACAGAGAACATTTAGAGTCTGTTGCTCGTATGCAATGTTGTTTGAAAACATTTCGTCTCGCAACCAATTGTTCTGGTCCAACCCAAGCACATCATCTACTGAAACCATATGATGGTGTGCGAGGTATGGGAATGAGAAGTAATGATAAAAATGTGATTCCTTTATGTATGAAACATCATCAAGAATTACACACAAAATATGGCTCTGAAAAAAGTTTTTTTGAGGCATATGGTCAAGAAGAATCTTTTGGGAAAACCGTTGCAGAAGCACTTTTTACAAACCTTTCCGTCTATTATTAGCAAAAATCAGTAAAATTAGCTAAGACCTACTATTAATAAGACTTTCAACAGAAAATGCAAAAAAAGTAGTGTTTTTTGATATAAACGTTTGCAATAATAACCATATCGTGGTCTAATACTCATATAGGATGATAAATATGAAATTTGAAAACTTAAATTTTGACGGAAAAAGAACCTTTGGTGTTGAAGTAGAATTCATTTCTTCTGAGAGCCAAAGAGAAACTGTAGAAAGAATTAATCAATACCTTGAATCAAATGGTATTGACCTTGTTGTATCAACTGCTAGTTGGAATGATTGTTCAAATGGTTGGAGAATCAAAACTGATAGTTCAGTATCTGGTCGTGTTGATGGTAGTTGGGGTGAGGGTCTGGAACTCGTTACTCCTGTTCTACGTGGAACTGAGGATTTGAAAAACCTTATCCACGTTCTTGATGCAATCAATTCAATTGCTATTCATGTAAACAGAAGTTGTGGACTTCATGTTCATATCGGTGTTGATGATTGGAAAGTTTCTAATTTCAGAAACTTGGTGAAAAGATATGCAAAGTTTGAATCTGCTCTGGATTCAATCCAACCAGAATCAAGAAGAAGTGATAACGGTTCATACTGTCAATCAAACTTCACACGATTTGATTCAACAAACTTGAAGTCAATATTCAAAAATATTGATTCAAGAAAAAGAAGAATTTCAAACCAATGTTTCTTTGAAAGAAATAGATACGTGAAATTGAATCTTGATAGTTTTGCTAAGCATACAACTGTTGAGTTCAGACATCATGCTGGTACAACCAACACTGACAAGATAGTGAACTGGTTGAAAGTTTGTATGGCTATGGTTGAGTGTGCTGATGCAAGAAGAAGTGTAAGAGTAAAAGACACTGATTCTGTTGATAGCAACGACAACACCTTGAGAGTTTTCTTCAACGGTTTAGCAAGTGTAAGTAATTTGATAACCGAAGATGTAAGAAGATTCTACACAAGGAGACAGAAAGAGTTGGGTACATATGTACGAAGCTGAATTGAACTTGGAACGTGGGGTTTGCAACCACCTCACGTTTCATCTAACTAATGGTTGCTAACGGAGAAACTATGAAATTATATTTTGCTTACGGAGCAAACCTCAACAAAGAGGCAATGGCAAGAAGATGTCCAGATGCAGAACCATTTGAAAAGTTTGTTTTGCCAAATTACAAACTCGTATTCAAAGGTGTTGCAGATGTGGAAGAATGTGAAGGTTCTAACGTGGAAGGTATGTTGTGGGTTATCACTGACAAGTGTGAAAAAGCACTTGATAGATTTGAGGGTTATCCATACTTGTATATCAAACGAAATTATTGGTGGTCTCAAGGTGGCTTTGGACAATCTATCATGTTTTACATTATGAGAGGTCGTGATGGAATATCACCACCAAACTTTTCATATGCTCAAACTATCAAAGACGGTTATGAGGATTTTGGTTTGAACAAGAAGCAATTGAAAAAAGCTATTGCACATTCTTACGAAAATGATTCGTACAAGGGTTACAATAGTGTACAATGGAGTGATGAAAATGAATGGAAAAGAACTTAGAAACTTACGTGAGAGTGCTGGTCTATCTCAGTCAGCACTTGCTTCCAAACTTGGCTATCTTTCAAAAGGTGAACCAAATCGTAGTATGGTTTCACGACTTGAAAATGGTCATGCGAATATCAACCCAAGACTTGCTCAGTTACTAAGAGTCATTCTCGGCTCTTAGTTTCTCCTCTGTATTGAATTTTTAGACCAGCAAGGGTACATAGACGGTTTTTTTCGTCTAAGCCCTTAGAGGTCAATACATAACCTTTATCAACCTTTTCTAAAAAACCATTCTTTACAAGTTCGTCTGCAAGTTCTTGAGAGACTTCTTCTTTAAACATTGTTGCCAATAAAACACCAAGACGTTTTGTTTGGACTTTGCTAAGTGCCATTTTAAACTTTCGTCCAATCCTTGCCTTGAAATAAAAGTGCTTCGGCTTCTCTACGTCTCACCAGACCATTTAAAACTTTTCCGTTTGCTTTATTCCATCTTCTTATTTCTCTAGGCACATCGTCCATAGATTCTGGTAAGAGTTTTTTTCTTAATGTACTTGTTCGGAAGTTTGTAGGACCAAGATTGTATATCCAAGCTACGAGGGCATCAAATTGACATTGTGACAACTGAACATTTACTAGGTCATTTATATAGCCCTCGTATTCTTCTAATTCCACATCAAGCATATACTCGGCATGGGATTGTGACCATGTATCACCTTCTTTTACACCTTTGATATGACCATAACCAATTGTCCATTTTCCAGCTGGACATTGATAAGCATTTAAAACACAACCTTCAAATTTTTTTATTAGTGACTTTCCTTCTTCGGAAATATTCATATATTCTTTTTTCATATTACCCCCAGACGTAACTTTTTTTTCCACCAAAATATTGAACTGCATGACCTTCTTCTACAAGTTGGTTACACATATCAAGACCATCCATTGTGTATGGAACTCCAAGTATTCTTCCGTATTTATCAGTGCCTTGTGATTTAAGCATTAACTTTTCACCACATAATTCAATTAATCTTGCTTTTGCTTTGAGACCTAATGCTTTTTCTTTAAGGTTTCTGGTTCGTGATTCTGGTGTATCAATACCCATCAGACGAACTCTTTTGTTTCGCAACCAACAACTGAAACCTAAATCAACATCAACGTCAATCGTATCTCCGTCAACAACCTTGACAAGATTGCAGTTATATACAAATGGTTCTGACATTATTTTTTATTTTTCTTTTCTTTTTTCAAGAAACTAAATTTTTCCAGAAAAAAAGATTTTATGTAATCAATCCATTCTGGTTTGTATTTCCACATAAAGGCAAATACTGCCGCAGAAATCAAAAGTAATCCAATTAAAAAATCCATGTTACTCCTTATTTGTTTCCTTGAGTCTAGTTGAGGTAAAAATAAAAATCAATCTTTGTCATTGCTTTGAGATGCTCCAAAGTAAAAAGAAATGATTGCACTAGCAAGACCACCAAGATAACCCAAGACAAGATTTATCAATGCTTCTGAATTTTGTTCTGGTGGTTGTAACGTTACTAAAAATATATAACCCAAAAATCCACCGATAGTTGCGACACCAATAAGTCTTGCTGTCCAATCCTTAGAAAAATACTTTCTGGCACTTTCTTTTTCTTGAGCTTCCAGAGCAAAAATATCAACATCCATTTGCTTCATTTGTGCATCAAATTCCATCTCTGCTTCTTTCAATTTCATAGCATCTTCTTGTGAAAGATTGCTCATTGCTGATTGAATTGTTTTTGGATTTGAGTTTGGTAACCCTAATTTCTCTGCAACCATCTTGGCTGCCATTCCACCCATTGGACCACCTAATGCTGTTCCGATTGTTGGAGCTACTGCCCCAAGTACGCCTTTCAATAAATTTTTCATTCGTCAAAACTCCATGTAAAGATTTTAAGTTTTTTGCTTTTGCCTTTTACAACTATAGCATCTAATTCTTGCAATTTGTAAGTTGCATTTTTTTCAGTGGCTTCGCCTATGAGATTTGATACGCCTAACTCTTTTGTATTTGATTCTAAACGTGCTGCCACATTGACAGCATCTCCAATACATGTGTAATCAAATCTTGTATTACTTCCCATATTACCAACAATGGCTTCTCCAGAATTTATGCCAACTCCTATTTTTATTTTTGGTAATCCTTCCTTTTTTAATTGATAGTTAAGAAGTTTCACACCATCTAATATGTCAATCATCGTATCTATTGCTTTATCCTCTGGCTCTGTAATCATAAGTGGAGCGCCAAAAACTGCCATCATGGCATCGCCTATGTATTTATCAACCATTCCCCCATTCTTTTTAACTGCATCTGCTTGTACAGTCAAAACTCTATTCATAATATTTGTTACTTCCTCTGGCTTTAATTTTTCTGTAAGTGGTGTAAAACCTCTAACGTCAGTGAAAAGATATGTGCAATATTTTTTTTCGCCACCGAGTTTAAGTGTTTCTGGATTTTGTTGTAGTCTTTTGACTTGTCTTGGGTCAAGATAATGTTCAAATTGTTTTTTGATTTGCAATCGTAATCTATTTTGTTCTCTAAAATTTAGATAAAAAGAAATACTAGCTGTAACGAATTGCGAGACCAAAGACCATGAAACATCTACTAATATTCCTCTCTGTATCATTGAGTAACCAGCAAAAGCTGTACCAAAAAGAACAAATAACCCCCCTGTAAGACCATAGGTGACACCTAAAAAACTCGTTAGAAGCCAAATTAGAAGCACTGAAATCACCAAAATCAGCGTTTCTACCGATAAATGCCAATATGGAACATATGGGTTGCTTTCTATCAACATTGATTCTGCAAGTGCCGCTTGAATGTAATGAGGGTACAAAAGCTCACCTTTTGAAGTTGCCAATTGTGGCATTACGCCTTTTGCTGTCACACCAACAAAAACAAATTTTCCAGCAACATCTAAATTGTCAAAAGTTGTAACTGGAGTATCAACCCAACTTATCCATTTCCTTCCATACTTATCAACTTTGCTTGGTGGTATTCCTTTGACAGTTATTTCTTCTATTCCTGTTTCGTTTGTTTTGATTATGAAAGTATCGCTACCAGCTAAACTTTTCAAAACTTGTGTTCCAAAAGTTGGCACCCAACCATCTGGTGTTTGAAAGAGGAGAGGAAGCATACGAACTAATCCATCATCTGACAAAGGAGCAGAGACCATTCCTTGTTGGACATTTTGTAATTCTTTGATTGTTGGGATATGACCTTTGAGTGGAATACCTTGTGCTTCATTTCCAAGAACAACTACGCCAGTTGGCTTTGGATATATTTGATTGTCATATTCAAAGGTGGCAATGACCGAATTTGGCACTCCATACATACTACCAGCAAACAGTTCATCACCACCGTACCTATCTGGGTCTATAAAAGATATTACAAACCCAACACCTAACGCCCCATTGTTCATTAACGCTTCAGCTTGGTCACCCAAGATTTTTCTTGGGAACGGATATCCACCGAGTTCTTGGACATCTTCTTCCGTGATATTTAATATTGTAAAATATCCAGAAGGATTTTGCTCTTTTACAAAAGCATCAAATGTTTTTAATTTAAGTATTTGTAATGGCTTAGTTTCAAAAACTAACGGTAAAATAAATATGGGAAGGGCTAAAATTATCCAGAACTTCATAAAAAATCACCGTGTTCATGCATAACATATAGATTTTGCAATACTGCGCCTGTCCCTACTAAATTCCAAAATTTAAGGACTCTTTTGTCTTGAAAAGTTTTTTGAGAGTAGAAAAAGCTAGATATTAAAAGTTTTCGCATTACAAGTGTATTTACAGATGGTTTATTCGGTAACAAAGGATTAGCTTCACGAGCATAACCACCTACGTTTATGGCTTGATGTGTTGTGTAAATATCCAAAACATTCCAGACTACAAAATAAATATGATGTATTGGCGGTACATCTTCTTTTAATTTAAAATCATGACTACTATAAATATTGTTTATATCTAAGTTTTGTGGTGGTTTTTCTTTGTAAGGCGCTTTTGTAATTTCCCAGTAAATATCAGGCCTATCAAGTTCGGCAAAAATAATTTGGTTAAAAGATATCACTAAAATTATCCAGAGCTTTGTAAGATACGAATTCTTGATGTCCCACCTCCGTTTATGATTATCTGATTTGAAACACCATCTTGAATGAAAATTACGGTGTATGCAAGACCAGAATCAAGGTCAAGTTGTATAGATTGATTTACGTTTCTACGTAAAGAAATAATGTTGCCTGTAATAATTGTTGTGATTTGTGTCGTGGTATCTTGACCAACGTTTGTGCCTTTGATTGCTGTTGAAGTTGCTTGTTGGTCTAATTCTTCATCTTCAAGTTCATCTATTTCTTCTAAGATATCAAGTAAATCTTCAAAGAAGTTTGTATTCAAATAATCAATATCAAGCTCAGTAAAATCAAAAGAGCTATCTTCAAAGAAATCTTCGTTAAGGTAATCAACATCTAAATCATCAAATGCAAGAAGATTTTTGCCATTTGTTGTTCTAGTTCCTTGTTCTTCTTCTAAGCGTTTCTCCTCTGGTGGTGACACAATCAGTAGGTTATCAATAATATCAAGCGTTAAATCAAGAATAACGGGCTTAGAGGGCATAGTTTCATATACAGTGACAGTTGTAGCTTCATAGGGTTCATCTAATATTACAGAACCCAACAATGTACTGACCATTATTTCACCACTCGGTGAACCATCTTCGTTTGGTAGGAGAATAATCAAAGATTCTCCAAGTTCATTTACAGTTGTTGTGAAATCTGTACCTCGTATTGAAATATCTGCTGTTGGTGTTTTTATGAAGATATTTTTTTTATCAATTGTTCCAAGTTTGCCTGTTACAAATCTAACAGTTCCACTTGCAAAATTAAGAGCTAGTTTTGATTTACTTGGGTTGGGGTCATAAATATATTCATCTATGACAAGTTTGGAATGTTCAGTAAGTTTGACCTTGCTTTCGTCATCAAACGTAATAGCAATTCTTCCGTCAGAAGTTCTTACGTCATCAAAGGACTGGATGCCAAACTCCAGTTCAGCATCATAATCCTTATCTCTGATTACTTTTGCGTAACCTTTTAATTCAAATACTTTTCCAATATCAACAGCTTGTACTTGTTCCGCCATCATTTTGAATGACGCAAACAGTACCACTGTTGCCACTAGAAATAATCTTGAGCCAATCACTAGCTAATGTTGAAGATTGAGTTATGTTGAATGTTCTACCATTGCCTGTTTGGTCTAAGTAAAAGAAACCTTCTGCATAACCGTCAGCGTTAAAGTTCACCGTATTATCGCTTCCATCAACATCAACAAAGTTTGTACCTAAATCATAGTCAATTTCAAAATCAAATTCGTTGTTGCTACCTTGAATTATCCAATCTAAATCAAGACCAGAAGCTAAATCATTCTTAGCAACATCTAAATCAAATTCATTGCTGGAACCAGTAACTTGAATATTGTAGTCACTGTTGTCTGCTCCATAGGTATTAGTTGGGTCCACTTCTATTTTGAAAATGTTTGAATCACCTGTAAATTCAAAAAAACCAGTGAATGTATCAGAAACAATATCACCCAAGAATTGGTTGCTTGAACCTATTTGGTTTATATCAATTGTTTGTGTACTACCACTCAAATCAAATGCAGTCATAGTACCAGATACAGCATCTAAGCCACCGATAATATTTGAACTTCCAAGTTGTTCAGCATCAAGATTCAAAGTTGCTCCAACCTGATTTATATAAATTTCGTTATCACTCAACAAATAGTTGCCACAATAACCTAACGCAAAAAATAATAAAATATACTTTTTAAGTTTCATATTTCCAAAATCCATTTTCGTTCCCTTTAGAGATAAGTTCCAAAACAGCAGTTTCTATCGCTAGTTGTAATGCCAATCTTTTTTGTTCGTTCCTGACATTACCACTTTCAATTTCCATGAGCTTTGTACCTTTAGCTCTAAATCTAAAAACATCTTGAGATATTGATGCACTATAAATAGTTTTCTCACTCAAAATATCCATTAAAACTTGACCAGTAGATACCGATACAAGACGCAGAGAAACAGTAACAGTGTCCATTCTGTACTGCTTGGAAAATCCAATCCCAAGATACCTTACACCTTGACCACCAGATTTGGTGTTACTTTCATATCCTACGACACCACCTTCAAGAAGTAAACCAGCAAAAATTAATGGTCGTAAATTATCATCTTCTTCAAATTGTGTTCTTGTGGTTCTTATTAGTTGTCTTTCTTTGGTAAGATTATCCAAACCAACTCTTTCTACAACAGTAAAAAATCCATCATTATTTTTACCAGCCCTATGTAAAGCACTTATCAAATATGTGTGAGGGGCTTGTGTAATTGCCGTTGAAAAACTTGCGTACAGACTGTTTGATAATCTTTGACCTGTTTGGTCTGTAAAACTTGACGGATATATTGCAACGGTTGGTTTGACAATAGGTGTTTTAGAATCAGCAAGTTCTGGAAGCATAATATCCAAAACTTCTGCTTCCTCTGGTATTGCAAAAGGAACAATATTATTTTCTAGTGGGTCAAATATGAATGCTGCACAACTAGAAAGAGAAATCACCGATAGGAAGCGTAATTTCTGTAATATTGCCTTCACTATCAGTAATCTTGAGGGTAATAAGCCCCAGAGCTTCATCAACAAAGTATTCAATAGTATTTCCCATTAATTCCAAGATACCACTTGTACTTGGATTTTCTCCGAATAATGCCTCAACCAATTGTCTTGATAGTTGTGCATATATTCGGCTTTCTAGGTTTCTTATGAACCTTGCCAGTGTTGTGTTTTCGGCTTCTCTTTTGAGTTCTTCTTGATATGCTTTCATTTCTTCTTTGATTGCTTTCTTTCTATTGAATTCTTGATTTTCAATAGTCATGTAATGAGCAGATGTTCCTATTCCACTGAAACTTGGATTTTTGAAAGTGTGTACCATTTCGTCTGCAAACAATGGCACACTCAATAATGGAATTAGTATTAATAGAAATAAACTACATCCTTTATTTTTGTAATATTCTGGCATTTTGTTATTAATCTTTTCTTTGGTCATCTCTGTCAGCCTTAGCAATTTTGTTACTGTCAATCAACTGAGGAACACCCAATATTGTCTTTATCAAAGTATCTTGTCTTATTATCTCATTGTCAAGGGAGCGTATTCTATCAATCAGAGCAACAAGGATTCCATGTTGTGCATCTAGCTTTGTACCAAGTCTTTCTTCCATTGCTTCTATTTGCTGTTGAACTTTATCATCTACGGTATCAATCTTTGTTTCCATACCATCAACGATTCTCATTATTAGTTTGTATATGAACCAACCCAAACCAAGAGCCGCAGCTATTGGAAAACCTACCTGTTGGATTATTGTTACTACTTCATTCATTAGCTTGGTTCAGTTGGCCATGTAATATCTGAGAGAGAATTTTCGTTGGTGTAAGATGCTGGTAAATCTCTGAGTTGTTGTCTGTACGTAGCCCATTCTGTTTTCTTTGCATTTGACAATGGTGAATCACTTGCTTGTGTCCAATCGCAATACAGCAAAATTTCATCTCTAATTTGTCTAAGTTGTTCAAGAGTTGTAAGAGGATTATCTGGAGTTGCTTTCTTTTTTTGCTTCATGACTGGGTAGCTTCCGATAATTTAAGAGCAACAATACTTAGGTTGAAAACAGCAAGATTATCACTCACGGTTGTATTTTTCCTTCCTGTAAGTTGAAAGGTTTTTGATTGTGTTGTATCTGCTGATACTTCAGCTGCAAGGGTAAAAGGAGTAAGTGAGGCTTCTGCACCAACTGACGATAAATAATTCGCTACAGAAGTACCACCATGTTTTATATCAAATGCTACTTGTGAACCTGATAGTGCAAGATTTCCAACATCTCCAGATGCAAGGATGGCAATTTTTCCAGCAGATTTTGAAGCCGCTAGAGTAAAGTTTGCTAACACTTGGTCACTGGTTGTAAGCGTTATTGTTGAGCCAGGCGCATTAACTCCATAATCACCAATGATATTTGCAGCAAAAACATTTGTGTTATTTATGCCATCATTTTTTATATTTGTAGCTGTTAGATTTTGAACAGTAATATTATCAGCATCTATTGTTCCAGCAGTTATTGTTCCCAAATTTGAATCAATTGCAGCTAAATTATCCACGCTTATTTCATTTGCTGAGATAGAGTCTGCAACAATCAAATCACCAGTAATAAAATCAGAGTTTGTTATTTCCGTGAAAGAGCCACCACCACCAACGCTGTTTGCAGTTTGACTTCCGTATGTATATATCTTTTGTGTTTTTGGTGTTGTAGATGTATTGGTGACAATTACCAAATCCTTGTCTCTGGGTAATCTTCCGAATGAAGAATTGAAAGTTGAATCACTAGGAGCATTTGTATTACCACTTACACTCAAGTTAAAAATACTTCCCCCAATACCACCAAGTAATGTACCGCCATCTTGCATAGGAATATAACTTCCAGCTTCTGGTCCAGCGAAACTTGATTCGTTTCCACTGCTATCAACTGCCCTTACAAAATATTGCACTGTTGTAGAAGGGCTGACTCCATGAGCATTATTGTTGAACAGGTCAGATGTTTTTCCCGGCTGTCCAGATATTGTTGCAATCAAATTATCATCATTTGTTGGTGTGCTTGTACTTGTTTGTCTATAAACTTTTGTGGCTTGGAAATCTGCTTCAGATGGATTCACCCAAGTTATATGAATTCCACCCTCTAAATTATCTGATGCACTCAAACTTGTTGGGGCACTTGGGGCTGTAGAATCACCAGCAGTATTTACTTGAATGACACTGGTGTACGCACTTTTTCTATCTTGAGAATATGTATGTCTTGCTCTCAAGAAAAAACTCTGTCCACTTTGTAAGCCCTCAAATCTTGTAGAAGCATTTGGATAAGCTACAACATTCATACTAGTTGGTGTACCAAAAGTATTTGTTTGCCTTATCTCTACTTCTGTTCCTGTTGGTGTAAGACCAGTAGCGTTGGTAAAGGTAACATCAATTTTTGATGAAGAAGAACCGTCTGCATTCAAAACAGTTGAGGCCGTACCAGCTAAGTTTGTTGGTGTTGCCAAACTTATAGCTCCATCATCTCCAATT